ATATAACACAAGGTTTTATCTCATGGAATTAATCGACACAGGCAAATGCCTAATAGCGGCCCAAAAAAGCAAAGGCGTAAACAGCCGACAGCTTGCCAAAATAGCTAACACCTCACCGCAACAAGTATTGCGCTGGCGTAAAAGCACTAATCTCAAGATACACACAATTCAATTGCTGTGCTTATCTTTGGATATAACGATAGACGATTTTATATCGTTTGGTTATAAGTAATCTTTTTAGTTTATTTTATTAACTGAATCTAATAAGATTCAAAAAGTATTTGGGCTAGAGGCTGACGAAACCCTTAAATCAAACGTCAGAGCGTGGTTGACCCTCCAGTGCATAGCCCCCGAAGCAGATCGGTTTTTGCTAAGGGATAGGTTGGATATCCGATACAAATACGATTAAACCGCTGAGTTGCAGAAGCCCTTAGATCGCAAATTTTACTTTTTGAAGTAAAAGGGTTTAACGCACCTTATATAAAAATATTTAAAAATATAATTTATCAATACACGAGGCGAGGCTTGCCGAGCCATAGGAGAACAGAATGGGAATTACAGTAAATGGCATCGAGAATGATAAAGATGCTCAGTTTAGTTTTAGGGAACAAGACATTCGCAACACTGTTGTTAAAATGCCTAATAGAATATATTCAGCAAGAGCCAGCATAGAGACTTGGTATGGATCAGTAGAAATTACTGGTTGGACTCTACATAACATTTTTCAGCAGTGTTTAGTGCAAAATAAAGAGTTTAGGAAACTTGTAAAATTATTTATTGATGAACTCGATGAAGGCAAAGAGGATTTATACACCTGTAAAAAGTATTAATCACTGACTGTAGGAGGTCAACATGAACGGCAAATGGTCACAGGAAAACTTTATTAATCACCATCACGACAACCCTAAGATATATGATATGTTTGTTGAGTTTGCATTGCAGGTAGCAGCTAGAAGGTCATATTATTCTGCTAAAAATATATTTCACCGTATACGCTGGGAGACTATGATTGAGGAATCTCATAGCCAGTTTAAGATAGACGACGGCTGGATCAGTCACTACGCAAGAAAGTTTGCTCTAGATTATCCAGAGCACTGCAATCTGTTTAGTTTCCGCACTAGAAAAAACAGCTATCACGGGGGTGAATAATGCTACTAAATACCAAAGAAGATTGGCAGCCAGATGAGGCCGATGTTATCCAGTGGCAGCGCACTTACCCTGCTATCAATGTTCATCAAGAACTGATGGCGATGGAGTCATGGTGCGACTCTAACCCTGCTAAGCGCAAGACAAAACAAGGCATCAAACGCTTTGTCAACTCTTGGCTATCTCGCGCCCAAGATCGCGGCGGTTCACCTCAAGCTAAAAAGCAAAGCAAGAATGAAAGCATAAGGGCCAAGTCAATAGACATGCAAATGTCTGACGTTAGCTGGCTAGACGGAGATATGCAGTTAATGATGAAACAGTATTATCTGGACAAGTTCGGATTTTATTTCGACGGGGAATTAAAGAATGCGTAGCAAAAATGCAAAAAGATTAGTCGAGTTTAGAGGCCACCACCCTGATTTAAAAAATGGCGAGTGTTACACCATTGCTGAGTATACGAAGGTATGTAACAACTTGAAGCCTGATTCAATCAAGTACAGCACTCTAAAAGGCAGGTTATACGGCAAGCAGTATTGCACTCCTAGTGATCTTAAATCCATTGAAAGCTACCCTAAAAACAGGTTGGGATATGATGCTGCTGCTAGGGAGCGTGTAAGGTCTGCAAGTAGGCTGGAAAATAAGTCGGAGCGCATAATGGCTAAGTGGTTGCGGGTGAAGTTATGAATCCATATTACATAGATCACTTTGAAAACGGGGCTGTCATTAGCTTTAGCGGTGGCAGATCGTCTGCATATATGCTTTATAAAATACTTGAAGCCCATGATTTTAAATTACCAGAATATATTAAGGTTATTTTTGCTAACACTGGCAAAGAAATGCCGCAGACGTTAGATTTTGTGCGCGATATCAGTGATAACTGGAATGTAGATATTGTATGGCTAGAATATGTTGGTAAAAAGAAATACAAGCAAGTATCTTATGCAACAGCAAGCAGAAATGGAGAGCCATTTGCACAGCTAATAGAAGATAAAAACTATCTACCTAATATGATGGCGAGGTTTTGCACTTCTGAGTTAAAAATTTTAACTATAGAAAGATTTATGGGAACTGCCGATTATTTGCATATTGTCGGAATTAGAGGCGATGAGCCTAGAAGGGCAGTAAAAATAAAAAGCAAAGATAATCATTACGTGCCACTGTATGAGGCAAAGGTAAGTGAAGATGAGGTTTCAAAATTTTGGCAAAAGCAAAAGTTTGATTTGGCTATGCCTCCAGCAGGTGTAAACACCTTGAGTAACTGTGACCTTTGCTTTTTAAAAGGCTACAGCATCAAACAGTCGATCGTTGAGCATAATCCATCTATCGCAGATTGGTGGGCAGATCAAGAAAATAAAATAAACTCACGATTTAGATTTGATCAACCTAGCTACGAAAAAATGCAAGTTATAGCAACCGATCAGGGGCAATTATTTGATTTTGACGATGAATCAATAGCCTGTTTTTGTGGAGATTAATATGAGTCAGGGCGATCACGTCACAGTCGGCAGCATTAAAGAGCTAGAAAAAAAGTTACCCTTTATTCTAAAGCGTATGGAGGGCTGGGACTACGGGGTTCCGATGGTTGTCAAATTAGACCCTTACCAAAACCCTAGAAGCCTAAGCCAGAATGCTATGTCTCATATCTGGTACAGGGAGATAGCTAACGCTATGGCAGACAAGGGACACAAGATTGATCACGAGGAACCTGCCGAGGTATGGAAGCTGTGGTTAAAAAAACGGTTTTTAGGAACGGCTAGTTACTCGATTGGTAACCAGCACATCCCAGATCAGGTGAAAAGCACCAGCAAGTTAACGAAAGGCGAATTTGTACACTTTCTTGATAACGTCTATCATTGGGCTACCAAGCAGGGCATTCGGTTATCAATACCCGCAGAAAGCGAGTATGCCGAGCTACAAGCCCAGCAGGAGGCATAAGTGAGTAAGATTGACCCGAGAGTTTTAAAGGAATTTGCAACCACTGAAAGGCATCACGAGGTACTGGACGCTGTAATCGAGCTAGGATCGGCTAACAAGGCATCTAAGAAGTTAAAGTGCGGCAGGCGCGGAATCGACGTTATGCTGAAGCGTTTAGAAAAGCGCGCAGCTAGTAAAGGTGTATCACCGCACAGAGACTTAATACACCAGACCGCAGAGGGGTTTGACGCAAAGAGAATCTCGACCGCTTACAAAGAGGATGGAACTGTAGCATTACAGTGGGTGATTCAAGAGCCCCAGAAGCGAGATATGAAGGCCAAGATCGAAGCCATGATGGACGGCATGACTGACGATCTCAAAGGGTTTATGAAACCCACAAAAGAACCTAAAACTGTAAACTCTGACTACCTAGCCATGTATATGATTGGCGACCACCACTTCGGCATGCTCGCGGATAGCGAAACTAAGATGGATTCAGACGATTGGGACATAAAGATAGCCACCCAGATACTAATAGACTCAACGTCTAGGCTGTCAAACCGAGTAGGAAATGCTGAGGTTGGTGTTCTTCTTAATGTAGGTGATTTCTTCCATGCCGACTCTAGCTTTAACACCACGACTAAAGGCACCCCCGTTGACGTGGACAGCAGAATTTCAAGAACATTTAAACTCGCTGGCAGGCTATTTAAAGTGCTTATTAGTAAGATGCTGGAGACCCATAAGCAGGTTGTTGTAATCAATGTCAGAGGCAATCACGATCACGACATGGCGTGCCACCTGTCTAGCTGCCTTGAGCTGTTGTACGATCAGGAGCCGCGAGTCAATGTATTACCTAATTACTCTAAGTTCATACACTATCAGTGGCACAATAATTTGTTTGTATTTCATCATGGCGATAGGATCAAACATGAGCAGATACTGCAAGCAGTGATTAAGAATCTGGATAATGAGTGGAGCCAGTCTAAAAATAGATACTGTCATCTGGGGCATATTAACCATCATACAGCGCGTGAAGTTGGCTCTATGCACTTCGAGCATTGGGGAAGCCTGACCGCCACCGATCAATGGCACTCAGATTCTGGCTACGGAGCGGAGCGTTCAATGACTGCTGTGGTATATCACAAAAATAGCGGAGAAGATTCTCGCGTAAAAATTAAGGTTGGTTAATGAGTAATGTTATCAATTTTCCAAAAAGCGGAATCACTGCTACTAAGTGGTTTTGTGAGTGTGGTCATGCTCTGGAGTATTGGGTTGGCGATGATGGTAATGGTTATGGTATTTGCCCTCATTGCAACCTTGGCCAGCCTAATGAAATTAGTATCTTGGAAGGAGATGAGGAAGAATGAGCGCACTAGAAAATCAAGTCGGTGGCGACCACTACAAAAACAAAGCTATCCAGCCTATAGAGTACATAATGGCGAATGATCTGGATTTTTGTGAGGGCAACGTTGTGAAGTATATAACTCGCTGGAAAGATAAGGGTGGGGTTGAGTCTCTTAGGAAGATTAAGCACTACGTTGACTTCCTGATTGAGAGAGAAATTAAAGATG